TAAGAAAAATTAAAAGATAAGCTATCCGATTGACTGTTAGATGGGTTAGTGAATGATGGCCATACAACCCTATGCCATTTACCATCATTAGGTACAGTTATATAAGAGCTCCAATATCTACCCGTCTCGCTATTATCTGCAGTATAAAAAGCAATTCTAAAATTACTGTCTAAAGTTTTAACGTACATACTAACGACATAAACTACCGATGGGTCTTGAGGAGCATAATTACCATAAGAATACCAATATCCTGAATTATTACCTCTTGTGTGACCAACAACTTGTGAGTTAATACCTGCTGGAGGTTCAATATCATCATAAACTATATTTGATTGATAAACCTTACTCCACCCGGTATTTAAATCCGTATATGTAACAACATTAGTAGTAGGCTCACCAGCATACGACTTAGCATCGTGTGCATCTAAACACAATACTAATCCATCATTAACTATTTTTCCGCCGTATCTCTGAGCCATATATTATTATATATTACACTTATTAAGTGTTTTTTTCTAATTTAGTGTATTTATTTTTATGCTCAGGAATATATTTAGTGGAGGTAAAAGTTTGTGGCATTATTTTAAATTGGTATGTTCTAAGTGTTATCGCCAGCAAATAAAAAACCAAAAAAACAAACAAAGAAAAACATTAAGCGAATTAATTTTAAAAGATAATCTTTTAGAGGCTACTTGCTTAATCAGCAAAACTGATTCTAAAGGAAACATAACCTATGCAAACGATAAATTTTTAAAAGTAGCAGGCTATACTTTACGAGAGGTTGTAGGTAAAAATCATAACGTTGTAAATTCAGGCTATCATCCTAAAAAAATATGGCAAGATATGTACAAAACAGTTATTAAAGAAAAAAAGATATGGTATCACCCGTGCGTAATTAACAAATCTAAAGATGGATCATTGTATTACGTTAAATCTTGGATTCAAGCAGAACTTGATTTAGATGGGCAACTAAAGGGCTTTATTAGTGTAAGGCATGATATAACCGATTTAATTCTTCAGCAAAACGAGATAAATAGTAAGAATTCATACCTAGAGCATGCTGCAAAAATATTGCGTCATGATATGCATAGCGGAATAAATACTTACATACCTAGAGGAGTATCATCTTTAAAAAGAAGATTAAATGATGAAATTGTAAATGATTTAAGGTTGCAAACGCCTTTAAAAATGATAGAGGAAGGTTTGCGTCATACACAAAAAGTTTACAAAGGTGTTTACGAGTTTACTAATTTAGTAAAACCTGAAGCAATCCTAGATAAAAAACAATATGATTTAAAGGTTATATTGAATGATTATCTAGTCAGTACAGCTTACAAAGATCAAGTTTTAATAAATGATTTGCCTAAACTAAAAGTCAATGAATCTTTATTTTGTACAGCTATTGATAACTTAATAAGAAATGGCCTTAAGTATAACGATTCTGCTAGCAAAAAGGTTGAAATATTTTACAGTAAAAACTCTCATGATTTGTTTGTAGAAGACAACGGAAGAGGTTTAAATCAAAAGGGGTTTGAAGAATTAATGGGTGCTTATACTAGAAAAAAAGGTCAAAAAGAAACTGGATCGGGGTTGGGTTTAAATATTTGCGTGGAGATATTAAAACAGCATAATTTTAAAGTCTCATGCGAAAAGTTACCAGAACCATATTCGGGCACTAGGTTCAAAATAAATTTAGGAGATATTGCCGATTACAACAAAGATATAACCGAATCAAAAAATACAAAGGGTTAGTCTCTCAGCTAAATATTTGGTGTATATTTTACAATAGTGGATGTGATTGAGTCAATATTATTAGTAGATGATGAAAATTTATTTCATTTAGTTTTTGAAGATGCATGTAGTCTACTAGATATTACTTTAAATTTAATGTCTATAGATAACGCTGATGCAGCAGAAAAACATTTTGAATCATTAGTGAAACAAAATAAAACTAAACCTGATTGCATTTTTGTTGATCTCAATATTATTGGTAGCAGTTTTGACGGTATAGAGTTATGTAGGAGAATCAACTTCGTTCATGGTGATGGAGTTGTTATAGGAATCATATCAAGCTCTAATGACGAGAAGGAACAAGCCAAAGCTGTAAAAGCTGGAGCTCAATTTTGGATTATCAAATCAGATGAAATTGAACCCAGATTAGAAGAATTTGTTAAAGATTTCGAGGGGTATAAGGAGCGCACTGCGCCCTTCAAGGTGTATCGATGATAACATTAAACAATGAAATAGAAAAGCAATTAATAAAATTAGCCGCCGAAAAAAATATATTTTTGGAGGGTAATATCCCTAAATTAATAGTCTCACAGTCTAGTCCAGATTTTAGCAGCTATATTCAAGATTGTATCAGTAGAGATAAAGAAAATCGTAGAAAACGTCTTGAAATAACAAAAACCATTCAGCAACAAAATAAAGAACTTACTGAATGGAAAGCTCATAACGAAAAATTAAATAAAGATCTTAAATTAGCTTTAGAAGCTTCTGAAAAAGCAAAGCAGACTGTGGAGAATGACTTAGACGTTCTTCAAAAAAGAACTCAATATGAATTAGTGGGTAGTATTGTAAAAGTTGCTTTATGGGTTATTTGTGGCGTTGGAGTGATAACTTCCATTCTTTTTGCTGCTACTTTAATATTCGGTATTGAAAATAAAACCGTAGAGTCTTCTTGGAGTAACATGTTTAGCATTTTGCTTACCAATAGTTTTAGTATTGTTGGTACTATCATGGGGGTAAAATATGCATCAGACAAAAAAGGGCGGGGACGCAAGTGCGAATGCGATTACTAAAAAAGCGGCCCCCGCTACGCAGTGACCGCTTTATAGTTTTACTTATTTCTAATTAGAAATTCCATCTAACACCGGCAGAAGCAGCTACATCACCGACAAATTGTTCTGTTGCGAAATTGTAATTGACGACATCAAAATTGTTGTCAAACCAACCTACTTGACCAAAAACCTCTAAATTGTCCCAAAGAACCTTAGAGGCGTCGATTTTCACGCTAGCAGTTTCATAATCAGTCATCTGTCCGTATTCAACAGATGGGGTTAAAGTAAAAAGACTAAAAACATCAAACTGTCTTTTTAAACCGACAATATAACCTCTTTGCGAATACCCACGATTTGCTACATCCAAATCATAAGTCCCTACTACGTATGGAGTGATATATTTGTTATCCAACGCAAGGGTAAGCCTTCCTTCTGTGGAATTTGCACCTACTGCAACTTGATGCTGAAAAATCTGAGCATCAGCTTTTAAAGAAAAAGTTTCAAACAAGTTTACGCTTTTCCCTACGCCTACATTAGCATGTAGTTCATCCAGCCCAGTTCCAGCATCTAATACAGTGGCCCCAACATAAGTATTGACGCCATGATATTCAGTGCTAATATCGACCCCAGCAAATGCCTGAGAGCCAGTTTTTGCCAGTCCGTTAACGATGTAGTTAGAGGTATAACCTGCGTTTACGCTCGCCTTGAGCTTAGATTCTCCTTCAGCTACAATATTAACTGAAGCAATAACGCTTAATAATGATAAGACTAATTTATTCATATGTTATATATTCTACACTTAAACGAAATCATTTCAAGTTTTTTATTGACTAATCTTAAAAATAAGATATATATACAGTTATGGCAAAAAACGCAGAAAAAATAACAACATTACTACTTGATGCTGCTTTTCTGCCACATTGTTTCTTAACAGGAAAAACAACTTTTTTGCATTTATTAAAGAATTCTATTAAATGTTTTGACTCTCAAAGCAATTTAATTGAAAATAACAATGAATGGTTTAAAAATGAAGGTATTTATTTTTACGATGACCAACCTTTTCTTACTTCAAAAGATAAAATTTGGCTTCTTCCAACTATTGCCGTGCAAGAGAACTAATACCCCTGTAGACTAAAAATGAAAAAAGACATAGACTTATCAAATTTAAAGTTTGAACCAAAGTTACCAGATAATTTAACTGTGTATGGGGATTTGGATTTACGAGGAACAAAAATAACCAAATTACCATCTGGTTTAAAAGTTGATGGGCGTTTGGATTTAGGTAATACACAAATAAAAGAATTACCATCTGGATTAAAAGTTGGTAGGAATTTGGATTTAAGAAATACACCAATAAAAGAATTACCATCTGGGTTAGAAGTTGGTGGGAGTTTGTTTTTATACAATACACCAATAAAAGAATTGCCATCTGATTTAAAAGTTGGTGGGAGTTTGTTTTTAAGGAATACACCAATAAAAGAATTACCATCTGGGTTAGAAGTTGGTGAGAGTTTGTTTTTAAGGAATACACCAATAAAAGAATTGCCATCTGGGTTAGAAGTTGGTGAGAGTTTGGATTTAGGAGATACACCAATAACATCATTGCCATCTGGATTAAAAGTTGGTGGGTATTTGGATTTAGAAGATACACCAATAACATCATTACCATCTGGTTTAAAAGTTGGTGGGAGTTTGTTTTTGATGGGTACACAAATAAAAGAATTACCAGATAATTTAGAAGTTGGTGGGCGTTTGGATTTAGGTAATACCCCAATAAAAGAATTACCATCTGATTTAAAAGTTGGTGGGAGTTTGGGTTTAACAAATACCCCAATAAGAGAATTACCATCTGATTTAAAAGTTAGGGTGGATTTGGATTTAAGAAATACACCAATAAAAGAATTACCATCTGGTTTAAAAGTTGGTGAGAGTTTGTTTTTAAGGAATACCCCGATATCTGAAAAATATACCAGAGAACAGCTTAAAAAGATGTTGCCAAATGTTATAGGTAAAATATACATATGATACCCCTGCAGACATTGATGATTATGAAGGGGATCTAAATGAGTTAAATGTAGGCTACGCAAATGATCAAGATACTAAATGTTATCATTTTATTGATTTAGATGATGGAAACATGTGTGTTCAGCCAAACAATTTGCTAAGATGGCATAATGCTGATTTTATAAAACCTTATGATAAAAAAAATCCCCCGAAGTTTAAGATCTTTAAAGATCAACTGTCTTCAGAGGATATTGATATGACTTATGCTAAAAGTCCTTATTTATTATATAATCATTTTTCAGAAGATTAATCTTCTGGTGGATGAGGCACTGGGTTACCGCTTTCTGGAAAAGGGAAATTCGTATCTACGACAGGGTGATCAATTTTGCCGGAAACACTAGATTTTAAAGAATACCACCAGTTATTGCCAGAAGCATAAGAATTAGAAATTTCTTCTATATTTCCTGATAAATAATCTGAAGTAATAAATGGGCTAAAACCTGTTGACCCATCTACATATTGAGACTCTATGCATTCGCAGCCACAGGAATCTGTTCCGCTATAAGTGCATGTTAAGCCTATGACTAAAGATGAAATTCCAGTTTTTAAAGAGTTATTCCATTCTGGATCTAATCTAACAAAATTGTAGGTGTAATCGCCTGAGAAATCTTGATGTGACATATATTTATATTATTGAATGTTTTAAAGTTTTACACTATTTTTTTAAAAAAAAGAATTATTAAACGATGTGTATTTAAAATTTGTATGTATTTTTTGAAACCCATGTAAAAGCAAATTAAAATAATTCTCGTATTTATCGCCCATATTTTTAAGTGAAAAGTATTGTTCCGCATATGCCCTGCATAAAGATGGCTTTAAGTTATTGCATATTTGTGGTGCAAAATAAAATTCACTTGCGCTGCGACATCTTACGCCTGTAACATTTTGTATATTATATTCACTCATACCACCCCAGTCCGTAGATATCACTGGGGTCCCAGAAAAAAACGCTTCTATCATTGTCCATCCACATGGCTCAGCGTATAAAGAGGGCATCAACAAGGCTTTAGCTTTTGAAAGAAGTTTTGCCCTTTCTTTATAGCTCACTGTATGGATAAATTCAGAATATGGGCATTGTTTATTTAATTTATTTTTTTGGTTTTGAGGGCCTACAAATTTTATTTTTGTTTTAGTTGATTGCGCTACTTGTTGCGCTATATGAACTCCTTTACAGTCTACCATGCGCCCTAAATATAAAAAATAATCTTCTTTTTTATCTGAAAAAATAAAATCTTCTTTCTCAAATCCCGGAGGGATAACGACATCAGAAAAAGTAGGGTTTTTTTCAGTACCTATAATTTTATGTAATTGAGCATAAGATTCAAAAACTCTATTCGCTGCAAAGTGAGAATCATAACCTATACTAGCTTCTACGATAATACCTTTTTTTATTTGATCGCAGCAGCTTTTATGACCAAAACCCCAAAAAGCTAAAATAAAATCTGTGTCATTTGCATTTTTGTTTATAATTTTAGCAGAATTGATATTAAATTTTTTGTGAGTTTTATTTTGTATATTTTGGCCGTGCATTTCTTTCCAAGTGTTGCCTCCATAATCTTCATTGTAGGTTTTGGCGTCTATAACATCAAAATGTTTAGTGCAAGGCACATTTGATTCAGGGTGGCCATAATGATAAACTGTATGACCTCTTTGTGTCATTTCTTTGCAAAACTTATATACCTTTTGAACGAAAGCACATAAAGTTATCTCCTTTTGAGTAGGATACATTGGGATAGATAACACATGAAATATCATATATTATAATAATAAAGTGTAAAATCTTTATGTCAAGTGTAATATATATAAAAATATGACCAAACGTAAAAAGGTGGAGCAAGAGTCTGAGGGTACGGTTCTGGAATTCCAGAATAAATATAAATTGGCATTAAATAAGTTCGAATTATCAAAAAAACAAAAAGAATTTTTGAAAATAGCTTTTGACAAGAATACTAAGATGATTTTTGTTTTAGGTCCTGCTGGTAGCAGCAAAACTTTTATAGCTACTTATGCAGCATTGCAATTGTTCAATATGGACAATCTATACGATATTTTTTATGTTCGAACTATAGCTGAAAGTGCGGAAAGAAGTTTAGGTCATTTGCCGGGAGATATGAATGAAAAATTTAATCCTTTTGCTATGCCTTTAGAAGAAAAACTTAAAGAACTAATTAAAGAAGATAGAATTAAGATGTTATTTGATGAGGGGATAGTTAGTTGTGCTCCTATTAATTATTTGCGTGGAGCAAGCTGGAGGGATAAGATTGTATTAGCTGATGAAGCTCAAAACTTTACAAAAAAAGAATTAATCACATTAATAACTCGTATAGGCGAAAATGCTAAATATTTTATTTGTGGAGATTTGATGCAATCAGATATAAATGGTAAAAGCGGATTAAATGAAATAGCTAAAAATTTCGATGACGAAGATTCTAAAAAGAATGGTATACATGTCTTTAATTTTGGTAAAGAAGATATTTTAAGAAGTGAAATACTTAAGTTTATCATAACTAAACTTGAAAAACTAAAATAATTAAAAATAATATTAAGAGTATGGCTAGTTTATTTTGTACAGAATGTGGGAGCAAAAATTTGTATACGCTCAATAAGCCTAAGTTTTGTCAATCGTGTGGTAATTCTATTGGTGCATCAATCTCTAGGGCTAAAGTTAGTTCTCTTGAATCTAAACATGTAGGATTTGAGGAAGAAAGCGAATCATTTCGCAACATTTCTAAATTAGATTATGATGTAGATTATAGTAGCAATCAGGTTACTTTAGGAGATGTTTTAAGTAACCCGATGAATCCGAGAGAACTTAACTATAACGATAAAAAAATCAAAGGTTACAAAAAAATGTCTAAAAAGATTTTTGAGGAAGAGTCTACTTCTGAATGCGGATCTAGCCGTCCTAATAATATTGATGGGGGATAAGCTTTACAGATACGAAGATAAAACGGGTGTTGTTGATAACGAAATTAGAAAAAGATTTTACAAGTGGCATTTAAATGCTTTAGCTTGGTTAGATTTTGAAGATGTATCCCAGATGATACGGATTCATATTTTTAAAAAATGGGGGCAATGGGACCAATCTAGGCCTATAGAACCATGGGTAAATAAAATCATCTCTAATCAGATGAAAAATATTCTGCGAAATAATTATTCAAATTTCGCAAGGCCGTGTTTAAACTGCAAGTATAATCAGTCTTATTCTGAGTCTGATCATAGTTTGTGTGGGTTTACGCCCAGCGGTATGCAAAACTCTGAGTGCCCAGATTATGCGAAGTGGGAAAAAAGCAAAAAAAACGCATACGATATTAAAGTCCCCGTTCCCCTAGAAAACTCTTCTTACAAAAAAAGCTCCGCATTTTCTGATCATGCTTGCATTTTAACCGCAGCAAAAACCTTGCACGATTTAATGAGAAACTTTTTAAATGATAGGCATTATATTATTTACAAAATGTTATTCGTAGATTATTTAGATGAAGAGGTTATAGCTATGACTTTAGGTTATAAAACGACAGAAAAAGGCAGAAAAGCTGGATACAAACAAATAAAAAATTTAAAGAATCTTTACAAAAAAATAGCTAAACAACTATTAGAAAGAAATGATATATTTTTATGAATAACCAAATGGCATCGCATTATCGACTTTCTAAAGAAGAAAAGCAGAAAAGTCTAGACTTATTTAAAAAACATGATGGAAATTTGATCAAAGTTATTAGAGAGTTGTGGAATAGCCCAGATGAAAAAGGCACTACTAGTAGGGGGAGAGCGATACGAGAATTCTGGATAGAACAAGGCTTAAAGTATAGAACAAAAGTAAAAGAAAAAAAAATAAAAACTTCACCTTTACCACCTCAACCGACAATAAAAACAACAACGCATTCTGATTATGCTGAAAAATCTGACGCTAAACCTTTTTTATCGTTAGAGGAGCAAGAGTTTATAAAAAGACACTATACTCCAGATTTAACAAAAAAAGAAGTTGCTAAAATAATTTGGCCAGAAGAATCTAAACGTAGAAAGTTTTTTGAAAGTCAAAAATTTGTTTTAATGTCAGAATTTATTAATAGTGAATTTGATCAAATAAATTTAAGAGATGAAGTTGTAGCGGAAAAATATTCTCCGCCAAGAGCTTTAACTACATTGACAAGAAGAATAAACAAAATAATCATGAAAGAATTTGATATAGAAAAAATATCCATACAAGATAGAAAATGTTTGGAAAGGCTTTTGACATATCTTTCTGCACCAAGATTTATACAGGTTATCAATTCTTATATTACTAAAGAAGCTAGAGATTTATTTGAAAGCGAATATATTCGTAGCTCTTGGGATAAGCCAGACTTGACATCAGACGAGTTAAATTTGTATATTAATGTTTGTATGGATTATGTTAACCTTAGAGAAATAGAAATCCAAAAACAAAAATTGAATCAAATGTTTGACGAGACTGAAGGGCAAAATGATTTAACTATGAGATTAACAGAGATGTTAAAAACTAAAGCTGAAGAATATAATCAATGTACAAATCGTATAGATAAAATGCTTGCTAAGTTAAATGGAGAACGCTCTAAAAGGATTCAAAATCAACATCAACGAAATGCCTCAATCATTTCTTTAGTTCAATTGTTTCAAGATGAACAAGAAAGGAAACTAATGATTCAGATGGCAGATATGCAAAAGAAAGTTGTTTATGAGGAAGCGGATAGGCTGGAGCAAATGTCGGATTGGAAAGCTAGAGTTTTAGGTATAAGTAAAAATGATGCAATATGAATTAAGCTGCAAAGTTTGCGATAAGCCTTTTGCAAAACTAGGGTCTTTACACAAACATATCAAGCAACATGATATGCATTTGGCAGAATATTATGTTAAGTTTTATGCTCGTAAAAATTTATTAACTGGAGACCTTTTACCTTTTAAAGATGTCGAGAGTTATTTTAATAAAGATTTTACAAATAGAATTCAAATGAATAAGTGGCTTGAGCAACTAGACCCTTTAGATGCTCAAGAATACATTCAATCCAAAATACTTAGAAGGGTTTATGATAAAAAAAGAAATTTTTTACCTTTCCATTTGGAGCTTGAGCACTGCTTTTTGCCTAAACTAGATATTATAAAAAAGATGTTTGGCAGTTACTCTCATTTCGCTAAATCATGCGATTTAGATTTAATGTTTGACAAAAATATTCCGTTAGATTTTTTCGATGGAGATTTACCTAAAGATATAGAAATAGCAATAGATACTAGAGAACAAAAACCTTTAGATTTTAAATTTAACACAAAAAAACACAAATTATCTTTTGGAGACTACACTTTGTTAGGTGATCATTATAGTTATACATTTGTAGACAGAAAATCTTCAAATGATTTTTGTGGGACTTTAACAACAGCTAATCTAGATAGGTTTAGAAGAGAGATTCAGTTAACACAAGACATGGACGCATACATGTTTGTAGTGGTAGAATCTTCTTTAGATAAAATTATAGCGGAACAAAAATACTTTAAACGCAAAGCTAGTATAGATTACATATTAAAAAATATGCGAGATATTATGTATGATTTCCCTAGAAGATGCCAGTTTATTTTCACGGGAGGAAGAAAAAATTCAAAATTCTTGATTCCGCGCATATTATATTACGGAAAAGATTTATGGGGGTCGGACCTTCAATATTTTATAGACCATGAGTTGGCAAAAAGGAAATCAAAATAGACCGCCGTCAAAAATAAGAACTAACGAAGAATTATTATCTTTAGAAGGTTTTTTAGAAGAGCATGAATCAAAACTTGCTCTTTATGAATTTTTAAGAGGTAATGTTTCTTTCGCTGCGGATTTAATATTTGGAATTAAGTTATTTCCGTTTCAGCATATGGCCGTAAAGTCTATGTTTGAGACTGATTATTTTTTAGGTGTTTGGAGTCGTGGAATGTCAAAATCTTTTTCTACGGGTATTTATGCTGCATTAGATGCGCTATTAAACCAAGGGGTAGAAATAGGTATAATCTCAAAATCTTTTAGGCAGTCTAAAATGATTTTTAAAAAAATAGAGGATATTGCCGCTAAACCTGAAGCAGCTTTTTTTAAACAGTGTATTACTAAAGTTTCAAAAGGTAACGATGAGTGGTTGATGGAAATTGGTAGAAGTAGAATACGAGCTTTACCTTTAGGTGACGGTGAAAAATTGCGAGGTTTCCGTTTTCAAAGAATTATTATTGATGAGTTTTTATTGATGCCAGAAAGGATTTATAATGAGGTTATAGTCCCGTTCTTATCTGTGGTTGAAAATCCTACTCAAAGGCAAGAGGTTCATGGTCTAGAAAGCATGCTTATAGAGCAAGGTAAAATGAAAGAAGAGGATCGTTTTGTATGGCCTAACAATAAATTGATAGCTTTATCTTCTGCATCTTACAAATTCGAATATTTATATAAACTTTATAATCAGTTTGATTTTTTAATAACTCAGGAAAACAAAAGAGATAAAGCTTCTCGGTGCATTATGCAATTTGGTTATGATTGTGCTCCTAGTCAATTATACGATCAAAACCTTGTTAATCAAGCCAAAGCTACAATGAGTCAATCTCAGTTTGATAGAGAGTTTGGAGCTGTTTTCACCGATGATAGCTCTGGTTACTTCAAGACTAGCAAAATGGCCTTGTGCACAGTGTCTGAGGGCGACTATCCGTCTGTGGAAGTAAAAGGAGATGCGGGAGCTAAATATATTTTAGCATTCGATCCTTCTTGGTCTCAAACAGAGGGCTCAGATGATTTTGCTATACAAATTTTAAAAATACA